TTCACGGCTGAGAGTGCGGTTAAGCCTGAGTCTGCTATCAACTGGGTTGAGCGTACCTGCCTTATCGAGAAACTTGCTGACTCAATCCCTGTAACAAAAGAGGCATGGAAGGATGTATATTTCATCCAATCAGAAATCAACCGCCTGTTAAATGTGAACTTAGCACTGGCTGAGGATAACGCCCTATTCGATGGTGATGGCAACACGCCTAACATCAAAGGTGTTTATACTTCCGCATATGTGTTCGATTATGTAGGTGATGCAGTAGGAACATACGCTAACCTTTACGATTTGATTGCAGCTATGAAGGTGGACATCAGCAACAACCGCCAGAGCAAATACGCTCCTAATGTTGTTTTGATGAACCCTCAGGATGCCTTCTACCTGAAGACTACAAAGAACGCAGATGGTGATTACGTGTTCCCTTATTGGGCAACCGGTACCACTACCATTGATGGGCTTCGCGTAGTTGAAAGTTCTCAGGTAGCACAGAATACCGTGTTCTGATCGTAGTACCGGATAACCCCGTTAGAGGAGGGGCTTACTGATGCATGAGTAAACAAAGAACTCATCACCGTTCCCAGGTATGGGCTTTGTCCTACCTCAGCCAATCTCATAGCCATCGTAGTAGACTGCACGCCTGAGCGGGTTACTTCTGTCTTACGGGTTGAAGGTAAAGTGATCTTTACATTCGATCCGCCTTTTGAAAGTTTGGCGATGTCCTCGGCTTTCTCCTCGATAACCTCCTCTACTGTCTTAGTAGATTTTGGGCCGCCATTCATCATAGTACGCATTTCAAGGCCTTGTTTTTCAATAGCCTCTTCCAGCTTCTTAATTGATTCTACCTTAACTCCCATCTCATCGAGTTTGGTAGTCATCACGGAGATAGGTCCAAGACCATCCACCGCAATCTTTACTTCTTCTTTTACCTTCTGTGCAATGGCCTCACCATTGGCTTTGCCTACTTCTGCGAGTATGGCTTTTAGTTCATTTGCTTCCATTTTGTTAATTTTTTGGTTGATAAAACTCTTTCACTAAACTCACTACGTCCAACTTCGGAGTGTTATCAACGGCTCCTGCCTGAGTGGTTTGCACCGGCTCATCTTTGGTTTCTGTTATCGACTGGGTAGGGGTGGCATAGTTCGAACCTCTTACCACCGCACTACCTTCTATTACTTTTGCTTCTGTGACTGCCCAAAAGAATCCAGCATCTAATGCGTCCTCTTTATTAGCAATCCTATCGAAATACTTTTCCCATACCTTAAACTCCTTTTCATAGCGGTCATCATTTACCGCCATCTCCACTTTTACATACTGCATCCCTACGGAGTGGTTCTTTACCTTGCCTTGTGAATAGCGATTAAACATTTCCGGGCTTTCGGCTTTGTCTATAACTGAATCGAATACGAGTGCCTGAGTTCCTCCCTCAAAGTTTAGCCCCAGTTCATGCCATGTCATTTGTTTGGCAAAGGCTTTCACGTTGTCTGAGATAATCCCCTCGAATGTGAAATTGTGTTGATTGACCAGGTAAAGCCCTTTGGTTTCCTTCAAAGACTTATTCCATAGCTGATCAATATGTACGTCTCCATGACTGTCTAAGATGTTGGTGGTGTTAATGATGGACCTCACCTTTAGCTTAGTGGCATCCTGTGAAATACCTTCTGCCTTGCTTGCCTCACCCTTATCGTTTACGATCTGAGGGTAATAGCTTATTGAGTCAGCGTGTTTAATCGCGCTCTTTTTCTGTGCAATCAATACCGACTTGTTACTCACAAGCCAGTCTGTTAATTGGCGTTTGTCTGCAAAGTCGGGATACTGTATCATTTCAAAATAATTTTGTGATCCTTAATCGTTTTGTCTTTCACCTCTTTCAGCTTCTTAATTTCCTCCTCAGTTAATTTTGGCAATGCCGTTTTTACTGATCCTTTAGATACTATCATCTTCTTCCGGCATTATTGGTGCCGCCTCTTCTACTACCTTTGGAATGGGTTTACCATCACCTACACCCATCTTAAATAGTTCTTCCCTGTATTCCTCATCGGTGATTTGCTGATCCTGTCTTAAGCGGGATAGGTAGTTTACCATGTTGTTAATGGTTTCACTTCTTAGCTTAATATCCTCTTGAAATACAGGTAGATGAGAATAGTCCATGATTAACTTAACCTTACCATCAGGGAAGAACTTTGTATTTAATCCCATGCACCATTCATTGGCCTCAGGAACAATCGTATTTTCATAGATAGACTTCCTTGCCTGGTTCTGATTCTCAAACGTTGCTCCCTTCTGACGGGTAAACATTTCAGAAGGAACCCCGAAAGCGTCTAGTATCTTGTTGAAATCCTCCTCTGTTTCCTGAAAGAGTCCCAGCTTATTAGGATCCACGCTCATCTGCTGCCATCTCAGGTTTGCACTTGTGATGATGGCCTGAAACTGTCCTTCTAATCCTCCGTACTGATTATATTTCTCCTGAATGTCCCTGATCTCCTTCTCTTCAAGTGGGAGGCCGGCCCCTACCCCGTCCGTAGATTGATTTGATAGGATGCCTAACGCCCCCCGATATTTTAGAATAACACCTCGCGACTCATAGGCCATCTTAATATTCTTCAGTGCAGCCCGTAGTCCTTTTAGTTTAGATTCACCATTCAGTACTGATTTGTCATTGGCTGCAGTCACAGATACGTTGTTGTCGTTCATGTGGAGGATTTGGCCTGCATCTATCGCGTACTGAGTGCCGTCTAATTCATAGGTGTATGATATGCCGTCCGGCTCCTGAGGCCATACCCAGAAGGGTTGAGTGTTGGTGTATTCTTTTGTGATCAGGTTAGGAGGTAGGCTAAACAATGCTTTAGTCTTTTGCACATCAAACCCAACCCCAAATAGAAAGTAGATGTATTCATTTCCGTAAATCTCATGATTCAATTTTGTTTGCCTCATGAACTCCTTAATGTCCTGAAAGTAATTAGGAGTCTTTAAAGATTCAGGCATTGCATCTACTTCCTCGGCTTTCTCATTGACAGTTTTTAACCTGCCATTGGCAAAGCATCGCGCCTTTAAATTGATGACCGCATTAAGCTCAGGGATGGAATTGAAGTAGTCTAAATATTTAATATCCCCGAATGTGTCAGGGCTTACAATAGGGTAAAAGGTAGTAGAACCAAATCGCTTTGGCCTCCACATGTTGGAAATAACATTAGTAATCCAACTCAAACCATATTTGTTTAAACGTTTAAACGCTTACGCAAATATAGTAAGAAAAGTTTTTACTAATGCAATTAGTTATTACTATTTATTTTAGCTAATAAAAAAGCCCCTAATTTGGGGCTTTGATGATCTTTAGAACCTGTTCGAGTTTGGAGATGGGAACCCGGATAGTTTTTGTTGGCTCCTTTGGTTTGCGGCCTGCTCCTTTTCGTTTGCCTCCGTGCTTTGGCTGTCTTGGTGGATTAGAGGTGTCAACTGTGTTTAAAGGACTCATTTATTTTTCCCTATTTGTCTTAGTATAAATGCAATTACCCATAAAACAACTAATATCATAAACAATAAAACATTAACCATTTTAATTGTATCCATATTATTTTTTTAAGCCGTGTATATTAGTACAAATCTTAGTTCCTGATTCAAATTTAATTAAGGCGTAATTACCTTCAATCTTTAATATAACCGCTGTACTTGTGCGGTTATACCTTACTGTATCACCAACATTTAAAGGCTCTGGATTATTCATTTTCCAGAGCTTCTAATTCCTCACAGATTGCTACATATTCTGAAGGCTCGATGCCGATAGGCTGGCCGTTTTCAGTATAGTTTAACTGGCTAAGTTTTTCGTTTAATTCCTGGATTCTTGCGGTGGTTGTCATGGCGTTTCGTTTAATTGATGAGTCAAAGATAATAGGTTATTTTGATTCACGCAACATATTTCAAGATTATTTTTAATTTATTTTAGTCTAAGGTTGCTTATAGCGGCATACCGGCTGGCATCCCACAGGTGGTTAGATTCATCAATCGGCTCATCTAACTTGATTCCTCGTATCTCACGCCACCTATAAGAGGCCTGTTCCTTCCTCCATTCGGCACAATCGACAAGGTGAATCTTATATTTCTTTAGTAGACTGATTCCATAGTTTATTGACCCGGCAAACTTATTAACAGCGAATACCTTAAGTCCGGACCGCCTTAAATCTGAGATCATGCCAGGATCTGAACTATCACACCACACATTCTGGTCAGGTACCATCTGCCTGATGACTGGAATTAACTCATTGCTCGATGGCGTAGGCTTATAGAATAGCTTTTGAATGTATAGGTTCTCACCATCTACTCCTAATTTGACTAAGGCTGTAGGGTCTTGGGTATAGCCGAAATCGCAGCCGTGATATATCTTTTCAATGTTTTCCGGAAACTTATCAATCCATGTGACGTGCTGAAATATCAACCCCTCAGGAGCGGATCGTAATCCCAACCCGTAAACGTTCCACATATAATCGTCCGCTGTCCCTTGCCTGATATTTGTTTCGGTAGGTTCATAGCTAAGTATCTTCCTGCGTTCTGCCTCGCTTACATTAGGGTTGTCATGGAAGGTAGTGGAAAGATAGCCCACGTCATCCCTCGGCTGTATCTTGTCATAAATCCAATGGTCTGTAAACTTAGGGTTAAAATCCATCCACCAAAACTTTCTGCACCGCATCTCTAACTGATCGAATACGTCCTGCTGAACGTCTAAGGCCTCATTGATATAGAAATAGTCACAGCTTGCACCGTGAAACTTTGATGGGTTATCCGCTCCCATTAAATTGATCTTGTTACCAAATAGCCTGAATGACTGTACCTCCTGTTTCTGTGAGAAGGGTGATGCTACCCCGAAATCAGGTAGGCGTCTGTTAAAGTCATCGTATAGCGTGGTCTTAAATGAGTTGTATGACTCTTTGATAATGTTAACGGTTATCCCTGTTTCAATGGTGCATAGCCATATCAGGAAGTCTACCGATGACCATGTTTTACCAGATCGTGAGGACCCTGATAATATTACCCCGCGCTTAGTTCTGAAATTATCGTGGAGGTATTGAAGATTAGGATTGATTACCCTCTCCATCTTTGAACGGGAATAGCTGATTAACGTCTTTCTTAGTCTGTTCTACGTTCATGGTGAGTTCCTGTTTGGCCTTGCCTTCTACCCTGTCAAACATTTCGGTAATAGCTTTGATTTCTCCTTTATTGGCCTTTTGAAGTAATTTTCTGAGTATTGATTCCTTATAGGTCATCTTAACCTTTTGACCATCTACATCTGTTTCTACCTCAGTTTCTAATAAATCACGTAGGATGGTGGTCATAGACTCACCCCTCGGCTTCCTTTCTTTAGGTTGGTTAGTCGAACTGAATTGATGCTCTTTTGGTGGGTCTCCAAATCCTGCCATTTTTTCCCGTTTTCTTCCCGTTACTTCAAATGATCCTTATTAGCCCAATTTTGCCCTTTCATAATCCTATAGCTATGCCAAATATACGCACCTTTTATGATTTTTACACCATTACTTTCTTTGGCAGGTCTTGAGAACGCCAGATCAAATAACAGGCCATGTTCATTTTGAATAGCTTTCTGAAATCCTCCTACCTCTTTCCAATAGGCTTTTCTGAATAGCATAAAGAACCCGGCACATACCATGCCCGGCTTAGTTTCACCGTTTGGGAATTGATCCGCTAGCTTTTCAGCTATGGTGATATGCCTTTTTATTGAATCGTTCTGATCTGGTTCTTTGCCTAGTAACTGTGAGTGTAGCCCTATGCGGTTAGTCATCGCCCCGAATATCTTAGCTTCGGGATTGTTTTCTATGGCCTTGTGTATTACTTGATATGTCTTTGGTGTTAGGATCATGGCGTCATAATCCAGAATGAGAATCCAGTCCTCATCATTTGGCACTAATTGGCAATGCTTATTTAATGTTTCACCGTGTGATCCTTTATCTAAAGAGAATGGTTGAAAAAAATATATCATTTATGGATTTCTAAGTGACATTTCCTGCAGTACCATTCTATTAAAAGTGGCTTATTATAATCTAAATGGTGAATTTGACTATCTTCTGAACCACATTTTTTACATGGTTCTCTTTGTATTTTACCACGCTTTAAATATTCTTTAGTGTATGCTCTGGCCGATGCCTTTAATCTTGATTGCTCGCTTAATTCAGTATGCTTAGGCCTTGTTAATCTCATGTGTTCAGCATGGCATTTCCTACAGTATCTTTGTTTGCCATACCTATCAGCTAAATCACCTCCACACTTTGAACACGCCCTACTTAAAATGCCCTTTACTTTAAAATGTTTCACGTGACAAAGTTACACAAAAACAATTAAATTTCAACATTACAGGCATTTTCAACTTCAATTAATTTCTGAGCATAACAACCAATATACATCCCTGGCTTTGCGTTCTGGTAATCTTCTAAGTGTTGGCTTAAATGCCTCGCGCTTGAATTACGGGCTTTTAGGGTAATATCTTTCCTCACCCATGAGTAATGGTGCATATATTGAGGCAATAGGGCAACTGATTTAGTGTTTACGGCCCTAGTGTGGTCTACCCGGTAAGGATATTCGAAATTACCTACCCTGGTTTCTTTTGTTAATTTGTGGATAAAAGGCACATAGTAGCTTTCAGGCCGTTCGAGTCTTAAGGTGGGGCTTTTGAAATACGTCCACATGGGTAAAACTGATCCGTCTTTGCCTGACTCAATATAAGCCTGTTTAGCGGCCTCGAAATCGGGATGGTATTCGTCTACGTCTAATATTACAAAGTGGCTACATCCTAATTCTATGGCCCTCTTTATGCCCGCATTTCGTTTCCTTGCCTCGTTCACCATTCCGGTCTTGTAACCTTTTGTTACTTCCGGATGGTAATGAATTAAATGAACGTTTGAAAAGTCTTTTGTAGCCTCCTCTATTTCAGGGAGTGGGTTATATCTTTCCCCAAAGTTGCTAACATCCTGCCATACTATAATATAATGATCGGCTTTTACGGTAGACATGGAGCCGAGTAGTAATTCGCAACCGTCAAAACAATTATAAATGGCTGCGATATTCATTTATTGTTTGTTCTAAGCCCTTTGAAATATAAATTGTCTTTTGCCATCCCAACGCCTTTAACTTTTCTGCTGATAGGTATTGAAAAGGAATCTCTTTAAATGGTCGTTCTATTATTTCAATATCACATCCAACCTCCATTAATTCGGTAATCATTTCTACTACATCGCCAATCGTGTGAAATTGGTCATCTCCTATGTTGTATGCTTCCCCTGGTTTGCCTACTTGTGCTATGATGTTATAAGCCTGACAAACATCATGAACATGAATAAACTCCCTTTTAAAATCCTTTACCCCTGAATACATTACCGGTTTCTTGCCTTTTAATATCCTCGTAATCGTGGAAGGAATGATACGACTTAGGTTCAAGTCATACCCGTAAACATTAGCAGAACGAACTATATTCACATTCAGCCCGTAGGTTTTCGCATAGCTTTGGGCCACCAGATCACCGCAGGCTTTTGAAGTACTGTAAGGGTCACCGGCCCTGACGTCCATCGTTTCAAGATAGGGAAGATCATCATGCACCCCGTATGCTTTATCACTCGATGCACAAACTACTTTTATCTTTGGGTTGATTTGCCTTACTGATTCCAATACGTTGACAGTCCCGATCACATTTGAAAGGTAAGCGTCTTTCGGATTGGTGTTGGCTAGCTTAACAATAGACTGAGCCGCTAAATGAAAAACCGTATCAATCTCGTAATCGTTAATTATCCGTTTCAATAGTTCCAAGTTCATCACATCACCCTGAACTAAGGTGCAACCTTTCAGATAGTTGTCTTTGGTCTTATGGTTAAACTCCCTTACCAATCCAATTACGTGATTATCTTCTTTAAGATAGACGGCTAAATGCGAACCTATAAAGCCGTTAATTCCGGTTACAAGTATGTTCATTCTATTCTGTAATCTAACCGCCCTGTTTCAGTTCCCTTCCATTTCGTTAAATCGTATTGATTTGAGATAGCACTAGCCCAAGTCCTGTGATGGGTTTGGCCTTTGTACTTCTCAGGGTTCATGTCTACTTTCAAATCTATTTTATACTTGAAGTTAGGCCAAATTAATTCATAGTGATAGTTTGCCGCTGTTGGTTTGGGCTGGGTATCATGACAAACGATTATCCCTGAATCGGATTCAAAGCGTGATACGTCAACTATACGCCTCTCACCTGGTGCATGGTCAATAAGAATCACAGAAGGTTTAGGGCAAATGTCTTTTGCTATATGCCAGTTGTTTATTATTCGGTGAAATGAATGTGTTTTGCTTTCGTATTGCTTAAACTCATCAATCCACGTTTGCTCTGTGTCAAAAGAATACAAACGCCTTTTTGTATCTTTGCAATATTGGTGTAGGTATGGTGTGGATCCTCCACCACATCCAAGCTCAAGTACATCGCCCGTCTTTGTTTCTTCGAGTGCAAGCCATAATAAATAACGATGATTAGACCAGTCGTCTATGCCTTCGTGAAATTTTTCTTTAGTCATTTATTTAATATTTTATTTACTTCGGTGGATTGGTGTAACACAGAATTAAAGAATCTACCATAAACCATGCGTTCATTTTTCCATTGATTTAGTTTATCTTTCA